TTCTGTATTAGTTTTTGAAGGTTCTCCACCACCTGCACCTAAAGCAGCTGTTTGTATCCCAGCACCGCCTAAACCTCTTCTAGCTGTGTTTAAAGAACCACCACTAGACCAAGTTCCAATAGGCGCTCCACCTGTTGTAATAGCTTTAAATTGTCCTGTTGTTGAATTGTAATACATTTGTCCAATAATTGCGTCTGAGTATCCAGCTGCGGGTGTGCTTGGCGGGAGGCCAGAGAATGCCCATTCTTCTGTTGCGTTTGTATCAGGAGATCCTGGAGGTTCTCCTCCAAAAGCTAAAGCCGAAGTAGCTACTCCTGAACCACCTAGTGCGTGTCTAGCTGTGGCTAAATTATTTACTTCAGTCCAACTTGTTCCGTCCCAACTTTCTGTGTTGCTGGTATTAGGTGGTCCACCAGCAATAGCTATAAGATCAGATGCTGAAGTATCAGCACTAGCTAAACGCATTCTACCTGTGTTCATGTCATTTACTTCAGTCCAAGCTGATCCGTTCCATGATTCTGTATTTCCAGTGACTCCTGGTGGAGCTTCTCCTCCAAAAACTAAACCTGCTGTTGTTGATCCTCCTCCACATAGACCATTTCTTGCTGTGTTCAAATCTGCAATTTCTGTCCAACTACTTCCGTTGTATTGTTCTACGACAGCTACATTGCTTCCAGCTGCATTTTCTCCTCCAGCACCTAAAGCAGCTGTTTGTGTTCCTGCACCTCCTAGTCTGTATCTAGCGGTATTTAAATCTCCAGATTCTGTCCAAGAACTACCATCCCATTGTTCTGTTTCTGCAGCTCTACCTGATCCTGGAGTTCCACCAAAACCTAAAGCAGCAGTTGTTGTTCCTCTTCCGCCAAGACCATATCTTGCTGTATTTAAATCATTAACTTCCGTCCATGCAGTGCCATTATATTGTTCTGTAAAAGCTCTAGCAGAGGTTTCATAACCACCAAAAGCTAAAGCAGATGAGTTATTACCACCTCCTACTGTACCTCCTGGATATATAACATCTCTATTTAAATTTCCACCTGATGACCAAACTCCTGTATAAGGATTATTAATTAATTCCTGTGCATATGGAACTGGATCTAATGAAAGGTTTTGTATCGGAAAACCCTGTATTTCTTTATAGTTAGCCATTGCTATTATTTATCCTTTAATAGCCAACCTTGAGTAGAGTCTACGTAAACTAAAGTGAAACCTGCTCTCTCGGTTGACACTGTTAAATCTGCTGCAGAACCCTGAATGTTGTGTCCGTTTCTCCCTACAGTTAAATTGTTTGTATCAAACGTACCTGCGTAATCTATGAAACTTATTTCATCACCAATTGTTGCTGAAGTTGGAAGTGTAACTGTAAAAGCTGCTGATGATGTATTACAGAAATAACCGTTACCTGCCACAGCATTAGCTGGATCTGCAGTGATTACTGCTTGCCAAGATGTTCCGCCAGATACTTCGCCAAATGATAATTGACCAACACCTGTTGCACCTGATCCTGTAACTGATTCTACTTTTAAAAATCTATCTGCTGTAACGTTTCCTTCTGGAAATTTAAGCGTGTAGCTTTGACCAGCTGAGTGTGCTGGTGATTGTAATTTAATACCATGTGAATTTGCTTCACAATTTAAAATTAACGTACCAGGATTTGTATTACCACCTACTTCAACAGCACCTGTGCCGTTTGGATATAATTCTAAATCTCTGTTTGAAACTGTAATGATTTGATTATTGTTTGTATCTAAGTTACCACCAAGTTGAGGTGATGTATCATCTACAACATCTCCACCTGTTTGAATTTCAATAATGTCTGGATTAGTGCCATCATTTGCTGATGCTTGCACCATTGCTGTTTTTTTGTTTGTAGTTGAAAAAGTAAATGTATCACCAGATCCTGACACATATTTAAACTCTACTGTGTAAGCACCTGTTGTTGAATTTTTTAAAATATAAAATGTTTCTACATCTAAAGGAATTGTTACAATTTGATTTCCTGTAATTGCACCTGTGAACTCAATAAATCTTTGTTGAGCTGTACCAGTTGTAGCTCCGTCAGCAACTGTTAATGCTGTTGTTTGTGCTCCTCCAGCGATTGAAACTTGTGCAAAGCCACCCGTTAACTGAGCAATCAAATCTAAGTTTGCGTTAGTCTTTGTTCCCCATGTACCGGCATTTTCGCCAGTAGCCATTTTTTCTATACCAAGTGGTGTATATGTTGATGCCATATTAAGCTGCTTCTCCTGTTACGTCGTTATAGCTGGTATTTGATCCAGTTGCAACATCTGAATACGATGTATTCGATCCTGTTGGAACGTTACTATAAGACGTATTTGAACCAGTGTCAACATCCTCATAAGCTAAGATAAATAGTTCTCCTAATGTAGATGTTACTGATTGGCCTGTTAATCCCATGACCTGATCAGCAGGATCTATTGTGCCTACAGAACCACTGAAAGAAACACCAGATAATCCCATCACTTGATCAGCAGGATCTATCGTTCCTACAGAGCCACTGAAAGAAACGCCTGTTAATTGAATAGCTACTGAACCTGTTCCTTCTATCTGACCTAAACTAAACTCTGCTTCTAAACCACCTAAAGATACGTCTTCGTTTGGTGCAACTGCTGTGCCTTGTTCTGATGTTATTTCAAAACCAGTTGGTAAAACTAAAGTTCCAACAAAAGCAATTGGCTCTCCTAATGTAGAAGTTATTGATTGACCTGTTATAGATACGTCTTCGTTTGGTGCAACTGCTGTGCCTTGTTCTGATGTAATTTCTTGACCTGTTAATCCAACAACTTGATCTGCAGGATCTACTACACCAATTGCTGATGTAATTTCTTGACCAGAAATATCTGGTGTAACTGCAATATCAATTGTAAGTGAACCTGGTTGAGCTGTAAATTGTGAACCTGCTACATCAAATTCTGCACTAATAACATTTGTAATAGTTCCAAGATTTGATGTTGTAGAAACTCCTGTTGGTTCAACAAGAGCTGTACCTGTAAGTGTTAAAGATCCAACTGTAGATGAAAAAGATACACCTGTTAGTGAAACAGTTTCGTTCGCAAGATTTCCCCATTCACCAGAACCCCAAGATTTTGCGCCCCAGCCTGTAGCGAGTAAAGTATCTTCACCCCAATACGCTTGACCCCAGGTAAATCGGCCCCATCCTGAATTAACCGACATCGTCGGCCTCCTATGCCAATCTTATGATTGCGTTTGATGAATCGTTTGCAGGGAACTGAATTGTGAAAGTTCCGTTTGTTGCAGTTTTATCAGAGCCAAAAGCGATAACAGCAACAGCGTCAGTTGTACCTGAACCACCGTCTGTTGTTGTGTTGTAGATTAATGCGCCATTAGCTGTGAAAGAAGCTGATGTGTAAGATACATCAGAAAAATCTGTAAACGCAGTTGTTGAAGTTAAACCAACTCCAGTGTTTGTTAACGCTGCACCACCTGCAACATATGCAGATCCCGCAGTGTTTGTAATTTCATTTGTTGCTGAGTAGTCAGTCGTTGATGCACCTAGAGTCGCTGAACTTGTGTAAAGTGCAATTTTAAAAGAATGACCACCACTACCAGAAGTTTGGAAATCGTGTTTTCCTTCTAATAATTCTTGTTTAAAACTAGAACATATTGCCGATGTAATTGCCATAATAAAACTCCTTACGGGTTCTGAGACGGTATTGGAATCCTAACTGTACCATCAGTGTAGTCATCTCTTTTACGTCTACCCAATTGTTCAGAAGCGAACTTCTGTACTTCTTCTTTATACTTATTTTCGTATAGTGTCAACATATCTGCTGGACCTTTTAGAAAGCCATAAGCCTCTACAAGACAAGCATATAATAAGCCATTTCCAAAATACTGACTGATATAAGTTGTTGTATTTGAACCAGATAAACCATCAGGAATAGCCTCATAATGAATTTTAAATACATAAGTATCGTCTGGAACTGGCGCTAAAAATAGTCTGCCTGATGTGGTATCAGATACCCCAGTCGCTCCTCCAAACATAGCATAATATTTTGGCTTGCCTGTGGATGTTTCAGCTGGAATATATTCTTGTAAATAAGACTCATCTTTTTTCTCTAACCAAGCATTAGTTCCTGTCGATGCAGAAGTTGAATCATATACTTGCACACCTTTTACAAATAGAGTTTTTGCAGGTACGTTAATTGTACTTTGTCCTGTAACTAAATTACCTGTTGATTGTTTTTTATAAGCATCAATAGGCACATCTCTTAAAATTCTAAGCTCTGCATTTTCAATAAACTGATCTGTAATTGTAGACGTTAAAACATTACTATCTACTTCAGTGTAGTTTTGAATTGCTGTTGTTAATGTTGCGTATGTAAATCCTGCCATTAGTTACTAATTGTGATTGGTCCTACGGAACAACCATTTCCTCCTCCTGCTATATTTCCCACTGTAGCTGTATCTGTATCCACAGTAAAGAAAAAATAATTTTCTACTGCATAGTCAGAACTAACTCTAGCTCCTCCTTGATAAAGTCCTGTTGTAATTGCATAACCTGCAGCTTTTGCAATATTAGCTCCTGTTATGCCATCAAAGTCTTGAGGATTATTATAAGATCCTGTTGCTGTTGTAGCTCCTCTAAATCTATACGTTGTACCATTTGTTAAACCATGACCTGGTGAAAAAATATTTATAATACCTGAGCCAGCTTGATAAGTCGTAAAAGGATCTTCAGGTAGAATAACTGTTGTAGCTGGTTCTACTCTATCAGGTCTTGCTGTTTGTAAACCTTCCGGATCAGCTCCTTTTGGTTTTGGCTCTAACTGAGGCTGCTTTGGCTCATATTCAGAAACATGTACTTTAGCTCCGTTCCATTCTGTTACCATTTCTTTATATGGAAACGCTTGACCTGAACGATCAGAAATAAATTGTGCGTATTTTCCTCTAGCAAAATTAGACATTTGGATAGTAAGCCTTCGGTGTTATGTAAGAGCTTGATGGTGAGCCATCTTCTTGTAAAGCTCTTTGTAATTCATCTTCGTATAATAATTTCATTTGCTGTGTTAAATCTGGTCTAAATTTTTGTGCTAAATAATAAGCTAAACCAGAGCACATACATGGTACAAATCTGTAAGGTACATCAGTAGCGTTTGTGTAATTACCTACGTCTTGAATTCTTTTTACATAATAGAAGTTTACAAAGTTTCCTGCTTCTGTTGATCCTGGTGTAAGAAACAAGGTTAACGTAACACGGTCAATGAATCTTTGAACAAAATACTGAGAAGGTACACCTTCAGAAGTTTTATTAGCTAGTGCCTGATAAGTTGATCTGTCTATTTTTGTAAGAGATGTATCTACGCTTGAAGAGTTCCTGTAAACAGCTTCTAGTATATCATCGACTCCGTAAATGGCTGTAGCATCAGATGTTCCATCACCTGTTGATCTATAGGCTGTATAAGTCGCTTGCCCATCAACAAGAGTAAAAGAAGAATTACCAACTTCCCAATAATGGAGACCTCTGTTTCCCCATTCTTGGAACATAATATTTAAAGATCGTCTTGCCATACGTAACTGATTACCAGATACGCCTTGCATACCTAATCTTTCAAAAGCTTCTTCTATTATTTCATCAATAGCAAAAGTTTTGTCAAACGTAGTAGTTCCAGAGGTAGTATTAGCCATTTAACCTCCTAACAGTAATAAGCTACAAAGTGATCACAGTTTGCTAAACTAACAAATGCTTGGTCTGGAAATCTAACTCCATCACCATCAAAATCAAAAGCTAAAGACTCATTCGCTCCTGCACCAAATTTTAAATGAATTAAAATTGGGCCTGCTGCTGAAGTATTGTTATAAATTTTTATTTCAGCATCAGCTGCGCTTGATTGAGCTTGGATAGATTTGATTCTAATAGGTCCTAAGTTAGCAGCAGAACCGGCAATGAAGCCCTGTAGTCTTCCACTACCTGTTAGTTGAACTGAAGATTTTACATCTGAATCGTGCATTGTTTCTCCTTAAAATTATGTGTGGGCCGAAGCCCA